CCTAAATATGCAACTAAAGTTGTTTGATCTGCATATTCTCCTGTTTCTTGTTGTTGCTGTTGTATTTCTTCTTGTTGATTCTTAATATTATTTTCTATTATCTGATTAGCTATTTCATCAGCCTCACTTGCAGATACAACTCCTGATGTAGCAGAACTAATATCACCTTGTAAATTATTTATCTGCACTTCAGCCATAACCATTTGTCCACCATCTGCAGTAGGTAAAGGTATAAAGCTTGTAGTAATACTATCACCTACTTGTGATCCTGTACCTGACATATCTGCAGAATTTTGTGACATAGATAATAAATTATTATTTTGCATAGAGGCAGAAGCTATTTGATCACTTATACTAGGAGAACTACTTGTAGAAATAGAACCACTAGATATGTTTTTATTATTGCCAGTGTAAACATTTGAATTAGAACTAGAACTACCTGTGCCATATCCTCCTGAATTAGAACTTTGCCCACCATAATTAACACTTTGACTTGCTGTTGCTATAGAGCTATTTACTATATTTAATTTCATATCTCTTTTGCTATCACTATCAGCAACTAACTCTTCTTCATGCAGTTCTAATATTTCTTCTTCAGAAACTTCTTCTTCAAGTTCTGCGACTTCTTCTTGTTCTTCTCTAATATCTTCTAAGACTTCTTCTACTTCTTGCTCTATAATAACTTCTTCTCTTTGTTCTCTAACAAGTCTATCATCAGCTTGTGCTACTTCTTCGTAAGGTTCTTCTTGTCTGCCTCTTTCATTTTCAAACCATTCATCTAATTCTTCTATGCTATCAAACTCAACAAAAGTTGTAGGCTCTTGAAAATCATCTATTAATATAGTTTCTAAAACAACTAATTCAGATAGAAGTAAATCTGAACCTAAAGGAGGTAATACTTGTGAAACTTCATGATCTGGAACTTCAAAAGTATTGAAATTTATATAAGGTTGTTGATGATCTTGTTGTGTATCTATTGGCTCTACATCCATTCTAAACATAGAATCTGAATGATTATGAAAAACATCTTCATTATGTATATCAAAAACTAATACTTCATCAAATAAACTATCTTCAAAAACATTATTTTGTCTAATTATTGTTACATCTAAAAAAGGATCATCAAGCAAAAAATCTCCTTGAAAAGAATTGTGACTTTGTGAAAACATATTATGTTCATCACTATTACCATAGTCTACATTCTCCTCTCTAAAATATGCTACAGAATCTTGTTGTCTATATCCTGCACAAAAAGGTGCATACTGAGGATCATCATCACATTGTTGCTCATCAAAAGCCTCATCATAATTAGGACAGCTTGTACTGTAGAGTTGTGATAAATTACATTGTTGATTTAAAAAAGCGTCTGCATAACCAGTGCAACTAGAATCATTTAAAGGATTGCTACAATCTATACTATGGTCTGAACCATCACTATAAAGTGAGCCACCATTCTCTAAAGTTGTATTAAAAGATGTATTATTCCAATTAGTATTTACACAACTGCTTGAATTAGTAGATCCTGTATTACATTCATCATGAAATAAATACGTGTATATTTTACTAGAATCTGGTCCTTGTTCACCTATTAAAACATCATGATTAATTATATTAAGTGCACCATATCTATATTCAAATGTATGATTTGACCAAAGTATTATTTCAAAACTATTGTCTGTACCACTTCTATTGTACTCACGCAAATCATACCAACCAAAAATCATCTTTTCATTATCGCCATATGATTTAATTCTTGAATTATTATCTCTAATCAAATCTGTCCAAAATGGATAAAGAGTATTTTTATATCTAGGCAAAGGATCAGGAGTAAAATCTCCACAATAATCTGCATAAGCAGTAGATGTTAAACCTAAATGCAAACACCCATTTGTAGCCATTCTAGCTGAATTAAAAGTATTGCCATAAAAATTAAAATCAAAAGAAAAATCTATAGCTGGCGAAATGCCATCATCTACAATTTCATAAGCAAGCTCACCCTCAAAAGAATTAGCATTTGTTTG